TACTTTGTCTGCATTCTGACTTAGTGTCCCGGCCGCAATTGAAGTGCCGCCTGGAGCTGTTTTGTTTTGTGCAGTTGCCAATAAAATATAAGCAACAGTCCCTAAACTATTAGGACTGTAATTGCTTTCATCTGTTACTGTAACTGATACGCCTGGACTTACTAGCGTTGCCATAGTGTTTTTCCTTTAACGTGTAAAAATAAGAAATTAACCTTAAATTCTTTATAAAGATATTTATCGTATTTGGAGAAATAACTGTGGCTTAGGTGCCTTTGCCAAAGGTTTGATTAAATATTAGTATGATTAGACCCGTTTGTCAGAGTTGTAAACAAAATCCGTCGGCCGTTAACTACGTTAAAGACGGTAAACACCACTATCGAAGACTATGTAGCAGTTGTAGTCGAAAAGGCAACAAATTAAAGCCTATACCCCCCGCGTGGTTTAAGGCTGGGTACAGGAAACGCACAGTTTGCGATCATTGCGGTTGGAAGGCCAAATATCCTGACAAACAAATGACAGTATTCCATGTAGACGGCAACTTACGCAACAATAGCCAATTTAACTTAAAAAGTATTTGCTTGAATTGCAGAGTAGAAATCGGCCTTAGTAAGCTACCTTGGCAAGAAGCTGAAGTTAAACCAGATTTTTAAGTTGCGAGTATAAGTCGTCTATAGTGCCGTTATTGTCTACGACAACATCAAAATCAGTACCAGCCCATGATGTTTCACTAGCGTGTATATTATTTGCTTTGAGCCATTCAGCAGCTTTGGTATCTCCTTTGTTTGCTTTTGATGCAATATCGTACCAATGGGGAATTATACCGCGTTGTATCCACACAATTCTACCACCTTGTGCTCTTATGGCAGCTATTTCGTTAGGAAATCTACAGTCAGTGATAACTGTGCTGTCGTTGGTATTTCTAAGTTTGTTTTCTAAGCTGGCAATCCACATATCATCGTGGAATCCTTGTCTGCAGACTTCTGTGCCCCAATATTGTAGTATCCAACGGGGAGTAAGATGTGGCATATTCAAGCGTTGGCTCCACCATGGATCTATTTCTTCTCGCCAAGCCCTTGCAGTTTTAGTACGGCCTTCTAATAGTTCTCGGTCCCAACCAAATACTGCGCTAACTGCATCTTTAAGACTGCTTGCAAAACTGTCCCTACGAAACTCGTGAAAGTTAACAAGATAGTCTGCAGCAGTATCTTTACCACTGCCAATTAATCCACAAAATCCTATGATCATAACAACTCCTGCGTGAGTTGCTAGTATAACATTAACCAGTAACCCAAGTCAACGGTTGTGAGCCATCTACATAGTTTCTTATATCTAATTCGAGCTTTTCCATTTCGGCTTGGCCTTCTGCCATAAGAGCAGCACCATTTAGTTGTGTACCACCTTGTGGTCCTGCAATTTGAGCAAACTTGCCACGAGCTTGTCCTAAAATAGTTTTACAAAATGCGAGTGCATATTCTTGCAACCAAGGATAAACAAACTGGTCACTTAACAACACGCTATCTGGTTTGTAATTATAGACCCATAATAGCACACTTTCGGTATTGTCTACGCTATCCAATTCTGGACTCCAAATTTGAGTTTGGCTCATTGCATAGTCAGTTAGTTCTAAACTACCTAAAGGTTGTTGTGCAGTAACTGTAATAACATTACCGCCTGCCCCAACTGTTTGCACAATGTATTGGCCAGCCCACCCTGCTACTGTAGGGTTAATAATGTAGATACTGTTGCCTGCTTGTAAAGGCCAAGGCACATTAAATGTAATAGTAATAGTGGCACCAACATTTTGACTACTGGCCACAATACTTTGAATAGGTAAAAATGTATGACCGTACTGGGGGATCTTTCTAACCACAGTAAGTTTCTTAGTAACACGATTAAATGTATAATTCATATAACCGCCAAACATAGTCATAGCTAATTTTTGATATTGTGTAAACATTTCGTAATTGGTTAATCCCCCAACTCGACCTGCAACCAACATATAAGTATTCAAATAACCGCTGGCAAATGGTTCAAATTGACTTGCAGTTGTACCTGTCACACTTCCAATACCACGACGGAAGATAGTACGCACATCCATAATATTATTGGGCAGTATGTATTCCTGTGTTTCAGGCAAAAGGTCCAAAAACGCATAACTTTCTTCTTGTGCATTACTGGCCAATTGTCGATATTTAGTAAGTGACTGCTTAATAGCAAGCTCAAAGTGTTCTTTGTCTAATTCAACATCAACAATACCGTCGCCCAAACGCAATCTAATGTAATCAGTCATTTGATTACGAAGTTGATTTAGTGTTTGGATATTACCGGCGGCATCAATTGCACTATTGATGTCAATTGGCCCAGGACCACCAAGATTCTGGGTTTGAAGGCTTAGGTCGTTTTGCAGACCTGGGGTCATTTGTACTGGCATAATTGTGTCCTACTAACCATATTTAGCTAATAGGAAACTATATTATGCCGCTTTTAGCAGTACTATGTCTGTACTAATACGCCCTGTTAGTTGCGTATCTGTTGCACGAATATCATCTAAAAACTTACGCAACTGTACCTTACCTGCTTTAGCAAATTCTTTTAATTGCTCTGCAGGCTTACGCAAGGTCTTTTGCACACTCTTGGTAGAATCAAAGTTTTCAATAGTTGTGCCTTTAATGGTCAACGTCTTGTATGCATCTGCAGTATATCTACCCAATTTACGATATTTGGTATTGTAAACCCATAATTCTGTAGCACCAATAATATCGGCAGGATTAATACTGACAATTTTAAGTTCTTTGAACTCTTTACTGTACTTTAACTTGCTGATCAATTTCTCTTTCGAAGGTGCTTTTTTCACACGAGCTTTTTTAACTGCTTTTTTCACACTTCTATATTGATCAATCGCTACCAAAAGATCATCAATCCAAGCAATCAAACGTTTGAAGTCTGCGGCTTTATAATGACGATACCCTTCTTTAAGGTCTTCGTCTTGCTTGGCCAATGCCGATTCAAGCTCTAGTTTGCGTTTGGTATAAACCAATTCATATTTGCTTAATTGACTTTGTACTACATTGTTTGACACAAGATACTCGTAGGGCTTAAATGTAGTCTTTGTTGCTTTTGTGGCTTCGTCATAATGACCTTCTAACTCGCCGATAATTTCAGCAGTTTTTTCATTAAGGCGATCCTGGATAGTGGGCACGTATGCTTTAGGTTTTTCCTCAGCAGTCTCAACCACAGTATCTTCAGGTTCGGCTAAACCGATAGATTTGTTAATAGCTTCTGTAATAAACTCAATGTGACGTCCACGGAATGGCATACCTGCACGATGTGCCATAATGAGGCTACAGGCTGTCATTGACATATTACGGTCACTACTGCGAATAAACGCACTTACTTCTTGTTTGGAAAATGTACTAGGTTGTGCTTGCATCCATTCTACAATGTATTTTTTACAGTCTTTTTGAGTATAGTAATAATTGTAGTAATAGAAACTCTTGCGCAGATAATGATCAAAAGTTTCGTTATCAAACTTTTCTGCTGCTTCTGTATCCCAAGTTGGCTCCCCACCTGTGTACTTTTCATCCATAAACTGGCCGCCACGTGGCTTAGCCACTTTGGTTTTGATTTTAATTCCTGCTACTGTCGCCATTGTTTACTCCTGATTAATAACAGCAAATAATTTGTTTGATAAAATTCGCTCACGACTCCAAGCATCTTGTTCCCAAGGTTGGTCGTAATACTTAGCCTTTACCTGCTTGCCCATCCAGTAATGTACTGGAAGACCACGTTTGATTTCTTGTTTATACTGGCCACGCACAAATTGCTTAACGTGTACCATTTCGTGACTCAACACTTCTGTAAAACGTTCAAACTCCATAGACGACTCTAAAAACATCACTAACTGTTTAGGTCCAGCATCGATTACGCTACCACGAATGCCTTCTTCTTTGGGGAAACGTTTGAGCTGGATTTGCAGTTTCCAAGTGCTGTTGCTGATTCTTAGTTCTTTTGCAATAAAACCTGCGCAGGCTTTAACTAACTCGGCTCTGCCCTGTCCTCGACATTTTACTGTAATTTCCATAGTAGCCTACGTTTTGTGTTGTAAAAATACATTATACTGCAGATCAGTATTAATGTCAATAAATCAAATTCGCAAAGGTTGTCCACTGTTCAAATTCACTAATACTTAGGTTTAAGTTAGTTTCTAATTCTGTATACTTTTGTGTTAACTTTTTCCTACGTCTGCACTCTACCAATTCTTGGCTCATTTCTGTGTGGATTTTACGACAGTTTGTATACATTTTATACAGTTGACTACGGGCCCGCATATCGTTAACCGCACTGATACAGGCTAACATTTCACTAAATTTTGGCTCGTAGTCTATAATTTGTGTCATCCCACAATTATACGGTAATTGAAATTTAATGTCAATGTTGCAATAAATACACTATAAACGGGACAAATAATGCCAAGACTATCTTTGTGGCGAGAAAACCACAGCAATGATTACAAATTTTTCGATCGTAGAATCTCCGAAGAGTTTACTATTGGCGGTACCGGTGTGTACTTGCACAAATATCTTGGCCCTACTAGTCAAGTACAGGCATACAATACTACTGCAACTGTAACTGCCAATTCAAATGTATTACCTTTTGGTAATGTCAGTGCAATGGCTGTCGGGCAAACTGTTAGCGGAATTGGAATTGCAAGTGGCACTGTTGTTACAAATGTTAATTTTGGTGCAAACACAGTAACCATTAATAATCCAATTACATCTACTATTAGCAGTAATAGTCCAGTTAGCATATATTGGAACAATCCAGAAAAACCTGCTTATCAAAATCAATCTGCAACTAATATACAAGATTTACTGTTTGTTGAAAATCGTGATAGAAAATACGATACTAGCATATACAGTCTCAGAGGAATTTACACAGTAAATGATAATGACTTTGACTTGCAACAATTTGGAATCTTTTTAAGTGCAGATACTGTTATGATGACTTTCCATCTAAACGATGTTGTTACTACTGTTGGCAGAAAACTAATGTCAGGAGATGTATTAGAATTGTTGCATAAAAAGGATTACTACCCGTTGGATGCAGCTATTCCAGCAGTACTAAAACGTTACTATGTTATTCAAGATGTAACATTTGCCGCCGAAGGATTCAGTGCTACTTGGTGGCCGCATTTAGTCAGAGTCAAAATGACACCGCTAGTGGATGCACAAGAATACAAAGATATTTTGAACAATGTTACTGCAGGCGATGCAGCAAATACCCCGATTGGGCAAATACTGTCTAACTATAACAAGCTCAATGAAATTAACGATGCAGTACTAGCTCAAGCACAAATTGATGTTCCGTTAAGTGGATACAATACTGATACACTTTATGTGGAACCAACTTTACCGGATGGTAGTCCCGGAGATCCCACTGGACAAACTGTTGATTTTACTAATTTATATGTAGACAGTAATGTCGATTACGTTAATACTTTACCCTATAGACCTGCTCAAAACACACCAGGGTATTTGACCACCGATAGCCAACCACCAAATGGATTTGTTGCTAATGTTAGTACTAGTTTCCCAACTGATCCTAGTTTTCCAGCAGCAAATACCAGCATTGGGCAGTACACTAAATTTAGTCCCGAGGATTTGGCTATTATCAGTAACACCCAATTTCCACCTTTGCCACAAATTGGCGACTATATATTAAGAGTAGATTTTTTACCTAATAGATTATTTCGATGGGACGGCGCTAGATGGGTTGTTGTGCAAGATGTAGTCAGAGCCAATTTAACACCGGGTGCAGATAATAAGACTTTAACCAGTACATTTATCAATGATACCAGTACATATACAAATAAAGAAGGTCAGACTTTGCCAACAAGACAAAATCTCAACCAAGCACTAACACCACGTGCAGATAACTAAACAACACTATGCAACAATTTTTCTATTCAGGGCAAATCCGAAGATACCTTACTCAGTTTATTCGTATACTCAGTAACTTTCAAGTTGAATTCGGATTTGACCGAAACAACAGTATTGCACTTCAAAGAGTCCCTGTGATTTATGGCGATAGCAGTCGTCAAGGTATGGCTATTCTAAAACAAAACAGTGAAAACTATTTGAATAGTGTTCCTGCTATGGCTGTTTATATTAGTGAACTAAAATACGACAGGGAAAGAGTGCAGAATCCAACGTATGTAGGTAAACTAAATTTACGTGAAAGATTCTTTGATCCTAGCACTGGGGATTTTAGTACTACCCAAGGCGATTTATTAACTGTCGAAAGACTAATGCCTGTGCCTTATCGATTAACTCTCAAGGTAGATATTTGGACCAGTAATACTGAACAAAAATTACAACTGATTGAGCAAATTTCAACCTTGTTTAATCCGTCTATGGAAATTCAAAGCACAGACAACTATGTTGATTGGACCAGTATTACTTACATAACACTGACTGATACTACCTGGAGTTCAAGAACTGTGCCAATTGGTACTGAAAATCCCATTGACGTTGCTACACTAACTTTTGAATTACCAATATTCCTAAGTGCACCTGCGCTGGTTAAGAAATTGGGAGTTGTTCAAAAAATTATTGCCAGTATTTTTGACTCAGACGGCAACATAGACGAAGCCATTTATAGTGATGCCAATTTGATGAGTCGACAATATATTACACCATTACAGTACGGAGTAATATTAATAGACAATACTGTAAAATTAGTGCAAGAACACGATCCGGTAATCGATCCTACTGCACAACAAGTTATTAAACAATTGACTTCGTCTGTCAGAAATGGCACAACTGTTGTAGTTGATAACACAGACGGTATAGAACCTGGAATGATAGTCGGTACACTAGCTGTAACCGACGGTGCAACACCTGTTGCAACTGTAAGCAATAATAGTGTAGTGGTGAGCATCAACGGTACAACTGTTACAACCAGTAATATTGTTACAGGATTTGACGGTGACTTGATTACATTTAATGCTGTTACACATAAAATTGGAACGAACTTACCTTGGAGAACTGTTGTCAATATCTACGGTAACTTGGTCAATGGTGGTAGCCAAATTAGATTTACACTTCCGGATCGTAACGAAGTAATCGGTACTGTAGCATATAATCCTGTTGACGATACTGTACTA